AGGTGTTTCAAACCGCACGATTTTACTAGGCATTAGCGCGCAAACTTTGTTCGCTAAGTGTATAAAATATGCAAACAAGTCCGCTAACCGCAAAAGCGGGCGATTGTATCACTAGTTATTGCTGTATGCAGCTGATCACGCGAGTCGAGGCCGCCAAGCTCCTAGGAGTTACTAAGGAAGCGGTTTATGGCGCGATCAAAAAAGGAAGGTTGAGGGTCTACCCGGACCAAAAAGGTGTGCCGATGGTTGATGCTCACACCTTGGTTGAGGAGTGGAACAAGAAAACTCAACGGCCTGTTTCGGCAAGCGTCGTAAACAAAGTGACGAATCCTGAGCCGCGAATGAGTCGCACGAAGGAGTACATCCCTGACTACGACGAGAGCAGGGCCAGAACAGAGCACTTGAAGGCTGAACTGCTCGAGATTGACCGACAACAAAAAGAAGGCAAGCTGGTGCCAGCTGAAGAAGTTGAGGCCAAGTGGATCGAGATAGTCACGTTGGCTAGAGGGAAAATGCTGGGCATTCCAAGCAAAGCCAAGCAACGTATTCCTGATTTAGATGCTGCGGCTATGAAGGCGCTGGAAGATATCGTTCGCGAAACGTTGGAAGATCTGTCTGGGGAGGCAGAAGAATGAGCAACATCGATCTGCTGGAGAAAAAAGCATTGTTGGCGTTCAAGCCACCAAAGAAGCTGACGCTGAGTGAGTGGGCCGATGAAAATGCGTTCTTGTCGGCTGAGTCGAGTGCGGAAGGTGGCCGGTGGAGGACACTGCCTTATCAGAAGGGGATGATGGATGCGATCACTGATCCTGCTGTTGAGCAGGTGACGGTGATGAAGTCAGCCAGGGTTGGCTACTCGAAGATTTTGAACCATGTGATCGGATATCACATCCACCAAGATCCAGCACCGATCATGTTGGTGCAGCCGACGATTGAAGACGCGCAGGGCTACTCAAAGGAAGAGATCGCGCCAATGCTGCGTGACACACCAGTGTTGAAGGGGCTGGTGAGTGAGGCCAAGGCAAAAGATGGCGCGAACACGATTCTGCAGAAGCAGTTCCCGGGCGGGACATTAAGTTTGGTCGGCGCCAACTCACCGCGTGGCTTCCGTCGTGTGAGCAGGCGGATTGTTCTGTTCGATGAGGTCGACGGCTATCCGCCTTCGGCTGGATCTGAAGGTGACCAGATCAAGCTGGGCATCAGGCGTACTGAGTACTACTGGAACCGCAAGATCGTTTCTGGCTCTACACCGACGGTCAAAGACTTCAGTCGGATCCAGCGGATGTATGAGCAGTCAAATGCCCAAAGATTTTTCGTGCCCTGCCCACACTGTGGTCACATGCAATATCTGCGGTGGGCGCAGATCAAGTGGTTTGACGATGATGCGTCGACTGCTTGTTACGAGTGCGAGAAGTGTAATGAGCACATACCGCACGCTAAAAAGCGTTGGATGGTTGAGCGGGGAGAGTGGCGCGAGACCAAGCCTGGCAATGGCAGACACGTCGGGTTTCACATTTGGGCGGCGTATAGCTACAGCCCCAATGCTGCGTGGTCGAATCTTGTCGAGGAATTTTTAGAGGCAAAGCATGATGCTGAGCAGCTCAAGACGTTTGTAAATACGATTTTGGGCGAGGTTTGGGAGGACGAATACGCAAGCAAGGTCAGCGGTGACTCTCTGCTGAAACGTGCTGCCGAGGAGACATACAAGCAAGGGACCCCACCAGCTGAAGTGTTGTTACTTACATGTGGCTGCGACTGCCAAGACGACAGACTTTCGATGTCTGTCTGGGGTTTCGCGAGAGATGAGGAGATGTATTTGGTGGATCGAATTGTTCTTCATGGATCACCGTCCAGGCCGGAGGTCTGGAAGCAACTAGACGAGGTGCTGCAAAATCCTTATGAGACAGAGGATGGGCGCAAGTTAAACATCGAGGTTTGCTGCATTGACTCTGGTGGCCACCACACCCAAGAGGTGTATGGCTATGCGCGAGAGCGTGCGGCGATGGGCGTGATTGCCATTAAAGGTATGAACGTCAAAGGCAAGCCTCCTCTAGGTAAGCCGACCAAGGTTGACATCAATTACAAGGGTCGAGCGATGAAAAATGGGGCTCAACTTTTTGGTGTTGGGGTTGATGGGGTGAAGTCACTGTTGTTTGGGCGTTTGAAACACAATGATCCAGGCCCCGGATACCTTCACTTCTACCCAACAGTTGGTCCTGACTACCTGTCAGAAGTGACAGCCGAACGCCAGGTCCTCAGATATCGAAATGGCTTCCCAGAGCGAGTGTGGGTTAAAAAAAGCCAGAGTCCAAACGAGGCCTTGGACGAAATGGTCTACGCATACGCCGCATTGCACCGGCTTTATCAGAAATATGACCGCCGGAGCATTTGGGAGCAGTTTGAGCGCCGTAATGAGCCTAATAAGCCGTCTCAGCTAGGATCAAAGCAACAAAAACGGCCTAAACGCCGTAATTTCGTCCAAAGCTGGTAGTCCCGTGAACATCCCAAGCGAGATCCGGGCTGGTGACACCGTTAAGTGGAGAGACAACTCTTCCAACGATGTTTTCGGCAACGAAATCAAGAGTGACGACTGGACTCTCAAGTACTACTTGAGGACAAATGAACGTCCCAGCGGACATACATCTACCGGGACTGCCTACTCCACCGGGTGGGAATTCACTATTTCAGCGAGTGATTCAGCTGATTTCGAGCCAGGCACTTGGTATTGGCAAGCGATTGCAGAGAAGGATTCTGAAAAAATTACTCTTGGCTACGGCAATCTGACTGTTGAGGCTGCTCTTGAGTACTCAGGAACGCCTGGTCTTTTCGATGGAAGGTCTCAAGCAAAGAAGGACCTAGAGGCAGTTCAAACCGCAATCAGGACATTGATTGCTGGTGGAGCGGTTCAGGAATACAAGATTGGCAATCGCAACCTAAAGCGTTACGACTTGCCGGACTTGATACAGCTTGAAGGTCGCCTGAAGGCAGAAGTGAAGCGTGAGGATCAAGCTGAGTTGATTGCCAACGGTCTTGGCAATCCGCGCAACATGTTCGTGAGGTTCAACTGATCATGGGTATTCGTTCGAGCGTCATGAACTTCTTGGGATTTGGCAAGGCGCCTGCCCGTGTGTTCCGTCGTGCCTACAACGGTGCGATGGTTTCTCGATTGACATCGGATTGGATGTCGACGCAGGCCAGCGCTGATGCTGAGATCAGAGGCAATTTGCGCAGGTTGCGGGATCGTTCCCGTGAAATGGTGCGGAACAATCCGTATGCGCGGCAAGCCAAGCGGACCACGCAGATCAATGTGATCGGCACCGGCATCAAGTTGCAATCACAGGTGCTGCAGCTGCGTGGCAGCAAGCGGGACAACCGTATTAATAACGAGATTGAGGCGAAATGGTCCTACTGGACGCGGCCTAACGCTTGCGACTGCTCTGGTCGGTACAGCTTTCACGATTTTGAGTGGCTAGCCGCTGGCGCGATGTGCGAATCGGGTGAGGCGTTGTTCAGGATTGTGCGGCGTCAGTTTGGTGAGTCGAAGGTGCCTTTGGCGCTGCAGATGATTGAAAGCGATCTGCTGGATGAGTCATACAACGGCGCTACGCAGAAAAAAGGCAATGAATGGCGTAATGGCGTTGAGGTTGATGAGTGGGGCCGCCCTGTGCGGTACGCGATCCTGACTCGTCATCCTGGCGATACGTTTTTTCAGGGCAATCCTGTTCCTGATAGGAAGCATGTTTTCTTGCCTGCAGATGATGTGATTCATCTGTTCATGCCTGAAAGGCCAGGCCAGAACAGGGGTGTGCCCTGGTTCCATAGCGTCATGGCGGATGCGCATCAGCTGCAGGGATACGAAGAAGCAGCGGTGATTCGCGCTCGTGCTGGCGCGAGCATCATGGGATTTATTACAAATAACGAGGGAGAATTGATCGCAGATGATGTCGAAAACAGCGAAAGAATCTCAGAATTTTCTCCTGGGACCTTCAAATATTTGAGCCCTGGTGAACAAATAACAGTGCCAGATATTGACTCTCCAGATCAACAATTCGAGATGTTTGTCAAAAACAAGGTCAGGCGTTTTGCGTCTGGCTTTGGTTGCTCGTATGAGACGTTGTCTCGTGACTTCAGCGACACTAACTACAGCAGCTCAAGGCTGTCATTGCTGGAGGACCGTGAGCACTGGCGTGTTGTTCAGAAGTATTTGATTGACAACCTGCATATGCGTGTGTTCCGCGAGTGGCTCAACCTTGCAGTCTTGAGTGGCTACTGCAACTTCCCTGATTACGAGCTGCGTCCTGAGCGTTATTTGTCGCCTCGTTGGATGCCGCGTGGCTGGAGCTGGGTTGACCCGCTCAAGGAAGTCAAGGCTTACCGCGAGGCTGAGCAAGCTGGCTACATGACGAAGCAGCAGGTCATTGCCTACTCAGGCGGTGATTTTGATGACAACGTTGCCGAGCTTGCTCGTGAGCAGCAAATCGCTGCTGACGCTGGAGTCAAGCTAGACAAGGATCTTGATTTGCCTGACGAGACTATGCAGCTCTCGTTGCTTGAATCAGAGGAGCCACAGCCCACCCGCAAGCGGACAAATGGCAAACGTAAACGGAGTTGAGATTGACCTTATGCCTAACGAGGGCATGAGGACTGAGGCTCAGCGTTATCGCGATTGGAAAGCTGATGGTGAGGGCGGCGGCACTGACGTTGCTCGCACCAGAGCGAGTCAGATTTTGAGTGGCAATGAGTTGTCACCAGACACAGTTGTGACCATGTCGGCTTGGTTCGCCCGCCATTTTGTGGACAAACAGGGCAAGGGATTTAGCCCTGGGGAAGAGGGTTATCCCAGCAATGGAAGAGTGGCCTGGGCGGCTTGGGGCGGTGATGCAGGCAAGTCTTGGTCAGACGCTCGATCGAAGCGGATCAAGAAAGCACGGGAAGGTAGACAACTTATTAGCAATAATGAGGAAGAACTCTTGACTTCTATGGAGCAGGAACAAGAAAGGGCAGCACCTGATGCCCTGAAGACGGGAGACTTTGTCTCTTGGAATTCATCAGGTGGTCGCGCTGAGGGTCGTATTGACCGCATCGAGCGTGATGGAACCATCGATGTTCCTGACTCTTCATTCACGATCACCGGCACCGAGGATGATCCTGCGGCGCTGATCACTCTTTATCGCGATAAAGAGGCGACTGACCGGAAAGTCGGGCACAAGTTCAGCACGCTGACCAAGATCGCTCCAATTCGTGCCGAGGAGGCTGAAGAGGATCGAGTTGAGCAGCCTGAAGAGAAGCGTTCTGTTGTCGGCGAGCGCATGCAGCGCACCGAGGCAACGGATATTCGTTCTCTTGATGAGCGGACTTTTGAGTTTCCTTTCAGCTCTGAGTACCCCGTCACGCGGTATTTCGGCACTGAAGTGCTCAGCCATGACACCAAGGCACCTAACTTCATGCGCCTAAACGATGGCGCCCCGTTCCTCTTCAATCACAACCCTGACAAGGTTTTGGGTGTGGTTGAGCGGGCCTATCTGGATGAAGACAAAAAGCGTGCTTACGCAAAAATCCGCTTTTCGCGCTCTGATTTTGCCAAACAGTATCTAGATGACGTTAAAGACGGCATCTTGCGCGGTATTTCGTTTGGCTACTCAATCGATGAGGTTGA